AAATATTTTCGGTAGAATTTTAGCTAATAAACCACCTGCTACACCACCTGCAGCGCCTAGACCTAAAGTTTTACCTATTGAAGTAAGAGCACCAACTGCAAACAACCCACCTAACCAAGCTAGTGCGCTATTATTATATCCTTCAAGTTTTGTTTTCTCCTTATCCTCAACCTCAATCTTTTCACTCTCTAACTTATCAACTTGCTTATCTTCTGTAGAGCCGCTAAGCCCTACCTGAGTAGGGGTAAATGTTTTGATCAGAAAATCTTTAATATCAGATAAATGATTAGATATAGTATCTAACGGACTTACAATATCTTCTTCTTTTGTCTCAATATTGTCATCCTTGTTATCTTCTATTACAGGTGGTTTGTCAATTCGCTCAGATACACGGCCAAGTTCGGTAAAAATTTTATTTATAGTTAACCCTATATTAGATAGGGTATTGTGCATTTCTTTGATATCTGCTGTCGTCTGCTCTTGTTCTATAGTAAGAGAACGCACTCCATCGTTAGTTGGAGCTAATAAACGACCAA